ACGCCGAACTTAAAAACATGTTCGTGGTAGGCAATTTGCCTGCGAGCAACTTGAAGCTCAAACGGCTCGCTAGTCCCAACTCTGGATATTGAACTTACTTCCCGACCAGCCATAACGTATCACTCTATAAGTAATGTCATCACGTTTCCTGAGCCTGTAAAGGCAGAAACAAAACAACCGTTATCAGCTAAAATACCGTCATTTGGAATATATACGTCGTTCCAACCAACAGGTAGAGTTAACTGCAGTATAATAGGGCCAGTAGCTGACCCACTACGAATAGTGAAAGCAGCTGCAGATGCGGCGTTCACTAGAACCCCCTGCAGTCTACCTCGTGATGGGCCTACAAGTGCGGCGCTATCGCCTACCGCAAAGTTATAAGCTCGTACTTCTTGACCAGCCATAATCTAGTCCTTTTTCTTTGCAGGGCGGCCACGTTTCTTAACAGGTTTTTCTTCCCACGCCTCATTTACATCAGGTGTAGAAGGGTCATCTGCTTGAAGAGTGCCGTCTTTTTTTCGTGCTCGAACTTTAACAGTACCAATTCCTCGGGCTGCTAGTTCTTCTTCGGATGGAGGTGCGAATCTACTCATTAGATACCCCCTTATGCTGCTGCTATTGTGCCGCCTGTGTCAGAACGCTTCCAGTTTGTTCCGTCAGAGAAAGCCAATATTGCTGCGCCAGCTGCGCCATTTGAAACAAATACAACAGTGCCTGCGCCAGCGGCTGAAGCTGAAGGTGCGTTTGCTACGGTGTAAGTTGGGACGACGATGTCGCCAATAAAGCCAGCAGTTGAAGTCACTGGACCTGAAAATGTAGTCGATGCCATTTTAGTACCCTTTGCATAAGGATTCGCCTTGTAGTCTATGCAACGTCAGGTGGGTATATAGACCTGTCTACAAAGCTAATGTTGTACCCGTTAACGGGATCATACAACACCTTTACACAAAAAGAAAGCCCCACCGAAGTGGAGCCTCCAAATTTAAGTATTAGGAGCTTACGCGCCTTGTGATCCGTAGATACCTAATGGGTCAGAAACACCGAAGCTGTAACGCTCACGCGCTTTGTAGCGCACGTTGCCAGTGTCGAAGTCTCCATCCATTCCTGTAGCCATCGCAGAACGTACGAAATGCTTCATACCGTTAGGGATGTCTGTAGTCAGGAACCAAGCGTCAGCGTCTGTAAGATAATGGTTTACGCCATATCCTTCAGGAACTGCACCGTTTGAACTGATAGCGTTAATATCGTTATCAGCTGTACCTACACGAAGCTCTGTTTGCAGCAAACGAGTTGCTACGAACTGCAGAGCAGACGGAATGATTAACTTTTTAGCGCGAGCTGCGATAAGTAAGCCACGTTCGTCTGTGTACCCTGCGATGTCGATAATCGCTTGTTCAAGAGAAGTCTCGTTAAGGTCAGCACTAACCGCTGGACGGTTAGAGTTTGTGCCGCCACCAACTGTTGGGTGTGCAGTACTGAACAATGTTACACCGTCACCAGACTGGAAAGTGTCAAAGCCCGTGTTGAGCAATGAAGCAGCTTTAACCTGCTTGGTGTAAGCCATAGCGCGAGCCAAAGCTTTTGTGTAACGTGAAGACAAAGAATCGTATAAGTTATCTTCCATCGCTTCTTCAGTGATGGCGAAACCCATAGCGATGGTCTCGTGTGTGTAGCGAGCTGTGAACGCCTCTTGCGCATTATCGTACGCAATAGATGAACCTTCAGCTTTTATTGGTGCTGCACCGAAACCAGACAATTTAACTTCTTCTTCAAAGCTGCGCTCTGAATTTTCTGTCTCATAGATGTCTGCATGTTCGTTTTCGTATTTACCGTACTCAAGCCCAAATAAGGCATTAAGTCCGGGTAAGAGCTCTTTAAGCGCCTGTGCGCGTGAAATAGCCATGTGTTATCCCTCCTTACAAGCCAACAGCGTTAGTCATGCTGCTGTAGCCGGGGTTGAGTTTAACCAAAAGATCAGGGAACGCATCACCAATAGGTGATACAGCGGCCACGATACGGAAGGCGGCGGTAGTAGTCTTTGTTGTCGCGTCGACAGCACTTGTAGAGTTACCAGTAGAAGTGTTGCCAGTAGACGTAGACTGAGCAGCTGCGAAGAAAGTATTCGCACCTATGTCAGATTGGTCCATAGCGCCATCTGCTTGTACTTGGAATAGTACGTTTGGATCGTCTACAACTAACGCTTTTGCGTTAAGAGCGCCCGCTGGGTAGTATTGCGAGTGTACGGTCTGACCAAGGTCATTTACGTACTCACAACCCACAAACACACCAAGAGAACCCGTTAGAGTTGTTCCTGTTGGTAATGCGTTTGTAGTACCGTCGGCACCTGTTGCGGTTGATAGTGCGATGTAACCATCAGCACCGATATGAACGACTTGGCCGTAGAAAAGGTTTGTTGCCTCTCCAGCGGGGTCGATCAGAAACTGGGATGTCGCCCCAGCGTAGGCCATTCCGTCGGCACGTTTTACCGGCTTTAGACCATAGGGAGCAGCTGTAGTAGCCATGATGCTCTTCCTCCAGATTTATTTACTTTTGAAGTAAAGAGCCTCATTGCCCCTTACCATATAATTACCGCGAACTACGCTCAGGTTTAAGCATAGGCATCCGCGGGTCAGACTCACGCATGTAGTTTCTATCGACAGCTTCAGCCTGATTTTGTGCAGACTCAAGTTGACCATGAATACGATCGTCCCTTAGTTCGGTCGGGATAGCGCAAAGCAATAACCCACCAACTTCGATATTGTCTTTAAAACGAGAATCAATATCTGACATGATGTGTAGCTCAGGATAATCCACTGCCTTTACGGGCACATAGCCATCACGAAACCGTCCGGAGACATTTGTCATATCTGCATTACCCAATGTAGCTGTGCGAATCCATCGGAACGAAAGTCCGTCTCGTGGTTCGGGGGTGGGCAGCATTGACGAGCGCTTCCAAGGTTTACGACGTTCTCCCGCTTCGCGGGTTTCGGTTGTACGAGGTTTTCTATCAGCCATTTTGCATATCCTTTAGCTTTTGCGCCGCATATTCTTTATTAGATAATCCGAGACGCTTGGCGATTGCGGCCTCAGATGAGGTGATGACAACTTTATTGCGTGATGCGGCGGTACTTCTACCACCCGGGGCCACCACGGAGCCAGCTTTACGTTGTGGTTGTCGAACCTCTGGTTCCACGTCCGCAAAGCGATCTGGGTATCGAGACCGCATGGCCTCGTTTATCTTACTATAGTACACATCCGACGTAGAATCAACGCCTGTCTCTAATAGTTCTTCATGTATGAGCATAGCATACCTTGTCATGCCCGTGTCTTTCTGGAACCAATCGTTCTCAGCTACCCATTCCTGCGCCTTACGATCTGGTACAGGAACACGAGGCGCTGCTTGTGGTGCTGGAGCTCGAGACTGGTCTTGCACAACCTTCTCTGCTGGTTTCCAGTTTTCTACACGATCAGCTTCAAGCTGTAGCTTGGACAATGACATCTGCGCTTCGAGCACAGCATCAGTATCCCCAGCCTCATAAGCCTCTTTATAAGCTCGTTTCGCGCTGTTAAGTTCTGATGCTACTCGTGCCTTGGCTTCATTAACCAATACACCTTCACCTTCAGAAAGATTTTTACGGAGACGTTCAGCTTCGTTCTTCTGCGATTCTGCATACTGAACTGCCGCTTCGCGTTCTCGTTCGGCTTCTTCCTTACGACGACGTTCTTCGTGATACTCGAACTTTAGCTTCTTAATACGCTTCTGTACCGAGTCGCTGTGCTTCTCAAGCTCTTCGTCTTCTGGAATATCCGCCTCGGCATCAGCTGCCCTACGTGGGCGGCCTTTGTCCTCTTCAGGAGTATCGTCAGCGATTTCGACTTCAAAATCATCTTCACCTTCAACGTCTACTTCTAACGCTCCGGTCTCTACTACTGCGTCTTCAACGACTGTTTCTACTTCTTCACTCATGCTCTACTGTACCCCCGTGGGTCTTCGACTACCGCTTCAACAGTATCGTCGTTGATAATACGGAACTCTTTGTTGTGTAATTTAAAACGTGTACCTGAGTACGAACGGAAGATAATAAAATCCCCTTTCTCGCACCAAGGTCCATTCGGGAACCGCTCTTTGTCAGTATAGGCTTCTGCACCTATACTTATGACATAACCAATAATGGTAGCGGTTTCTTCCATTTTGGTTAAAGAATCGGGCATATAAACACCACCATCTGTCTTGCCTTCAAGTTCTGGGATTGCGATAAGCAGTTTATAACCTTTCGGTTCAGGCAATTTTGCCAATGTCTGCTCGTCATCTACTTTGTCGGTAGCGTACATTTTAGTCTCCTGCAGTGATTAAAGGCTCACAGCGCCCTTTGCGTGGGTTATTCCACGTTATGTCGTATATCTACACGTATGATATCTAATCTTCAATATACCTTTGTTCAATATCTTTTACATCATTACGTATAATAGTTAATGCTTCATACTTCCCTACTAGCTTCCAATAGGTTTCTTGGTCTTTTGCGCCGCCATTTGCTAAATGTTCGGCAATAGATGTGCGACTTTCTTCAAGTCGGGTTAGTACATGGTGAAATACAGTATCAGCCATCTAGGTTCACTTTCTCCGCAATATCCAAGGCTAGACGCGCCGCGGACTCTTTCTGGTCTGTTTCAAGCTCGGCTACCTTAACGCCTATACGTGCCGCTTCTTTCTCTTCCTCAGAGTCGATACGTGCTTGTTGTAGTCGAGCATTCTCTTGTTTAGCTAGAGCATCAATGTTTACCTTCAGCTTGTCCATCTCAATTTTGTGCTTCAGCTCAGTTTCTTTGATCATCAACTCACGCTGTTGTATTTGAGTAAGTGGGTCGGCTTGCTGTGCAGCGGCTTGTTCTGCAGCTGCTTCGGCTTGGTCTTTCTTGAACAGCTTATCCGCGGCTTGTGCAGCTAGACGTGAAACCTGAAGTTCTACATCTTCTGGTAGTGGTGCCTCTGGGTCTGGTAGTTCTACACCTAACTGTTTTTGTATCTCCACACGATACTGCAGAGCTACGTGCTCAGTAATATGAGACATCATAGCAGACTGAATTGCACTTGCGAACGGTGACTGACCTACAATCTGCATGATCTTAGGGTCTTGCATCGCCATCATGTGAGTTTGGATATGTGCCTCGTGGTCTTGATAAGCGAAAGGTTTGACTGGCTCTTGTTTAAGGATAGCCATATTCTCAGTTACTGGATCAGCAGGTTTAATATCTTCTGGTAGTTTGATGATGTCATCCGCATCGTTAATACCCAGAACCTCTAACATTTGTCGATGTAGTTTGCCCATGTCGTACATTTGAGGTGCTTGTTGTGCTAACTGTAGGGCTGCTTGGTACTGCATTATACGCTGTGCCATTGTAGCTGCGTTAGGGTCAGACACTGGGATAACGTCTACTCGACCATCAAAGTCAGATATACGGTCTGCGGGTTCATCCATTTCGTACGCATATTCAGCAGGCATGTAGTCATGTACGATGCTAGCTAGGATACGTAGCTCTTGTTTCATAGCTGCGTGTAAACGAGCCTGAATACCTGACATAACCTGCATAGAACGCTCCATAAGCGCCAGAGTCGTGCCTACAGGGGCTTGAGCGTTAATGTCGCCCACTTGTATGTCACCTACAGCTCCAATACGTCTCCCCTCGTCTACGACGTTCCCTAGAAGGCTGTAAAGTACGCTCGATGGTTCTTTGTACGGTAGCGGTACGATATTTTCTTTAATCGCGCCAGCAGGTACATCCACATCTCTAAACTCACCCGGCATGATGGGAGTGTTGTCGCCGGTGATTCGCATGCCTCGGGATTTAAAGCCCGCTGGGAGGTTAGACAGCGTACCAGCATCAATGAGTTGACGCATGATGGATGTGGCAGACTTAGTAAGACCACCGAGCGTATGTATAAGCCCTGTGCCGTAGAAGCCCATACCGGGCAAATATGGGTAGTGTACGACGTGCATACGCTTCTCACGTTTGCTGTCGTCTTCGTACCAATTTCGGCGGATAGCTAAGACTATGCTAGACGATTTATCAACTGTAACTACGTAAGGTAGTGCAACACCGTCTACATCATCAAAAGGTTTAGGTAAGTCCAAATCTACGTGCATTTCTAGTATAGTGTGTCGTGGGTCGTCAGAAAAAGTAGGTTCCGAACCTTCTAACTCGTTATACTTCTCTTCAATGTCAGTAACATCTCTAGTAGCTGCAGGGAGCTCGATATCACGATAGAACCCATTCACCTGTAGCTTGAGTACTTCTTCAGGTGTCTTCTTCATAGCGTGTGTAAACCGTGGGGCTGTACGTAAGTTAGACGCGCCGTAAGCAACTACGAGGTCTTCTGCGGGTACAAATTGGGATACTGGACGTTCTGTAAGCGGGTCAAAGTAGATTTTCTTGAACGCAGAGCCCGCCATAGGTAATTTAAACAGCATCTGTTCCATCTCATCACGATAGTCTGGCATCTTCTCAGTGATAAGATAGTTAAGTTCGGTCTCGACACGTTGTGCCTGCTCAAACTTCTCAGTTGTCATCTTGCCTACAATCTTACTACGTACTGGGCCTGCTGCTGGAAGAAGTTCTCCCATCGCTTGTGCTTGGAATTTAATCACTGCTTCAGTCATCATAGGGTGATATACCCCAGAAGCACCGTTCCACGGCTCCGTACGCTCCTCTACTTTCATACCTAAAAGGTCCATACCCTTAATATAGGCACTAGCCCACTCGCCTCTAGATTCTCTATCTGATGCAAAGTGCTCGATTAGTTCTTTTGCTATTTCTTCAAGTTCGTCATCTTTAATGTGTTCGGCAAGGTTAGAGTCATGCGATGGGAGAACTTCTTCCATTTCAGGGGTGTCACCAAACTCAATTACAACTGATCCATCGTCCATTTCGACTTCAACAGCCTCGGGGTCTTCTACTACGACCGTTAGATCAGGGGCTAAAGACTCCTCGGGTGTTTCAAGGATATCACTAGGTTCCATAGGTTTTTCGACTGCCATGTTTTTGCCTCACTCTGTGCGTTTGATGGCACTATAGCAGATATAGTACCTAAATAGAAAGATATCTTCGTAGGGTGGAGACACAACGAACGAGGGAGAGCCGATGCGCAGTGTCCCCACGGACGCTACCAACGTCCTGTAGATAGCCATACTACACATGTACATGTATGTCATCCCCATCAATAATATGCCGCCTTACGGTGTAAATACGAATCATCATCCTCCATATCCGTAGGTAAGCGGATAAATCCACCCTGACGGAATCTTAGGAGAGCCATAACCGTACTATCGACCAAGTCATCGTTCGACATGAACGGAAACCCAGCCACTTCTTCTACGAGCTCGTCTGCCCAGCGTGTCGCCGGTACCCAGACCATGCCTGAAGATATAATATCTGATACAGAATTGAGCCTTGCCAACTTATCACCAGTCCCCCGGTGGGGTGTATACTCGGTGACGGGCAGTCCCATACGTCTCATCTCTTGATAAAGTGCTACACCAGAACTTTTCTTCTCCACAATGAACGCATCTGGCTCCCAGTACCTATACTGTTCCATAGCCAGCTCCTTTAATTCAGGAAATTCAAGCCGTTCTTTCGTGCTGTCAAGTAAAATAATGTTGTGTGAGCTTGTTTCTTCGTGAAAAAACACGCCCCAAGTGGTCAAAGCGGTGTAATCGGCCCTATTATGCTTCTCTGCGGCCGCATCTAGGGACATAATCACGTATTCGACCGACGGAAGAGTGTCATTCTCCCATATATTCCACCATTCACGCTTAACAATCGACGCTTCTTCAGATGTGGGCTGCTGTTGGTACTGCGAGTTCCACTGGAACGCAGGCATCGAAGCCTTAGTTCTTTCCAATGCGGCTAGATCAAAAAACTCTGGCCACAAAGGTTTCTGTATTGGTTTACCATCTTTGTCTTCAGAGTCTAAAATTGCCGGAAACTCAACGATTTCGTACTGATCGGCCATCTCATTCTTGACCATGTCGTTGGTTACACGCCCTGTTAGGTCGTCCATATGCCATCTAGTCTGCACGATAGCTACACGTCCGCCGGGCATTAGCCTTGTTCGGGCACCGAAGGTAAACCACTCGTAAGCCTTTTCAAAGACAGAAAAGTTCCCGTTGATAACATCTTGTTCAGAGTGTGGGTCGTCGACCAGCAATAGGTCAGCGCCACGCCCAGCCAAAGCAGAACCAATACCACACGCAAAATACTCTCCTCCAAAGTTTGTATTCCATCTCCCCGCTGATTTACTGTCCACCGCAAGAGAAACCTCTGGGAATATGGACTTATAGTCGTCTAAGGCGATCAAATTACGGACTTTACGTCCAAAATCCACCGCCAAGTCTGTGGTGTGCGACACCATCATTACTTTCTTATCAGGATTCCGCCCTAAAAACCAAGCAGGGTAGAATATCGACACGAGCTGCGACTTACCATGACGCGGGGGTATGTTTACGCACACCCTGTCCTTACCATCCTTAGCTGTCGGCCCACGTTCAACGTCCATTAACATGTTTGCAAGGATTCTATGATGCCTCCCAACCTTATAATCTGGCTGCATCCGCTTGCAAAACTCTATCAGATCGTCGTGCGCGGCCTTGTTTGTCTGCCGTGAGGACAATTCCCCCACGATTGAGTCTATTTCGACCAGCTCTTCAGGGCTAAACGAGTCCAGATTGTCCAGTATGTTCTGAACATCCTCCGGCGAGAAGTCCATATCTTTAGCTAAACTAGCTAAATTGTCAGACATCGAGCCCTAGCTCCTTATCTACGTCGATAACATCCCCATTTATTGTGATCGCATCCTCAATCTCTTCAGGATTTACCAGTCGAGACAGCTTTTCACGCAGTTTGTCCTTCAGGTCGTCCGATGTCTGGTGTGTTATAGTCACTTCAGACTTCTCAGCGAATAACCCAACGTCTGAGACCTTACCCAACAGCTCCAACGCACGTATACGTATGCGCGGATCAGGGTTTTCGGTCTCTTCTATCAGTTTATTTGTAACTAGGTGGCGTACCTGCGTCGCACTTTTTACCACAGAGTGCCCAAAGTCCTTCAGGATTCTATCTGTCAGCAATAAAGTCGCGGGTGTCAACTGGGCCACTCGTTTCGGCGTTGCAACTTTGGATGTTTTGTGAGGGTTTTCAGCATAAGATACAGCTAAAGCCGCCGCGGTATCCTTGTCTTCACTGGTTGCTTTGACCTCTAACCCGTTAGCATGCAGGTACTCTACCGTCTTCGCAGCTGCGGACGTTTTGGTTGCAAGGTCTTTCATGTCCGGAGCTTTGCGGGTCGGTACTCCGCGCTCAGGTTCAATATGTATAGTCATTTTTAGCCCTCGTTTGTGCAACTATACAAAAAATTTTACAGCATTTCAATCCAGTTTGATAGGAGACGTTTTTATATACGAGGGGGTGGGGTCACTTAGCGCGCCGAAATCGTTGGGTAGGGGGGTCTGTTTTGATACC